TCCGAATATGGCAGACAAAAGGGCTGGGAGCGTGAAAACCCGGCAACGGACTCCGGCAACCCGTCTGAAAAAACGATGGACGGTTTTGTGGAGGTCACAGAACAGATGGAGCTTCCATTCTGAAAATGACAGCCCGTTGCATCCCCTGTTGCTATCCCGTTGCCGAGCCGGTTGCCGGGGAAAATCCCGAAACTATCGGCTTTTCTCCCCTATGACAACCAAAACAACAGAAAAATAAAAGAAAATATAAATTGTAACCAAACCGCCAGACAGAGATGGTTTTGAGGTTTTTTGAAGCCCGTTGCCGGACTTCGTTGCCGACCTTCTCCTTGTCTGGCTATTCTATTATGGAGGATAACTGCCTATGGCAAAAACGAAAACAGAGATTCATGTTACCACAGTTTTTGACGGCGAACTGGACGCCACAGACGTCTTTGTGAGCCTGATTGCCCAAAAATATGGGCAGAATACCAGCAAAGAAAATCTTGCGAAAACACAAGATTTAGAGTATAATAAGGATGAGGTTCAGAAGAACCGTGTTCCGTCTGGATTGTGCGGGTAAACGGTTATGATGAACGGATACGAATACACAGGCATGGACGCAATTCTGGCGGGCAGCTTCCGGGCGGCTATCTATTGCAGGCTTTCCAAAGACGATGACCTTGACGGGGAGAGCGCCAGTATTGCCAACCAGCGGGATATGCTGGAAAAATACTGCGAAAAGCAGGGATGGGAGGTTGTGGCAGTCTATCAGGACGATGGCT